TACACACTTGCTCGGAGAGGGGCAGGTGGATAACTACTTGGAGGAGGCGCAAGCCTTCGTCCTAACTCCGTTGTCCACCGGAGAAAGGTGGGACAGCAAAGAGTGGGTGGAATACCCACACGGGCTAAAAATTAGTTTGGCGTTCCCGCCAGACATGTTGGCGTAATGCAGAGACCACGTCTGGCCTTAGGGCTGGGCGTGGTCTTTTTTTTAACTATTGCAGAAATTATTGTCGAGCTTAGAATGTGCGGACACGAGGAATATACCGTGGTTATCCGTTGTACCGTTTGTATGAAAGTTGTTATTGCTCCTGACTGTAAGGAGCATGAAAATACTTATGACTGTTTTTCAAAGTCATGTAAATGCGGTGCCGTTAATTACTGTACGGTCAATCACGTGTTAACTGCCACCAAAGAAGCACTGCGCTGGAACTCTAATACAGACGATTGGCTACCTTTCAAACCTGCCTAAATTCAAGGCAAAATTGCGTCATATAACATGTACAGCGGTTTAGCTGTGCCGGCGTAAGCCGTTGTTTAGTGGAGGATGCACGATGCAAACTGAATTCGTAACGTCCGTAGTAGCCGCAGACAGGCTAACGAAAATGGTGACGGGGTTGGGTATTGCGGAGTTGGCTACGGCCGACTCCGAAGAGGCGGCTCGCGCCACGGAAATTTTCAACACCGCTCTTGGGGCCTTTGGCCCCGGTGAAGTGGTATGGCGGAACAGGTTTGGGCAATATTCAAAGCTCGTCCTTCGCACTTTGGACGCCGTAACGGCGTCCAAGTAAATTTTGACCAAGCTGTCCGGGGCGTTCCCGGGTGGCTTGGTCTTTTTTTTTAGCTATCAGAGACTTTTGTTAATCGAACTTGTAACTAATCCTTTCCTTTCCTACACTTGCACAAACCCCTATTTCCACGAGGTGGCCATGTCCAATCCGATGGTATTACCCGAAGGTACTAAACGCTTCACGCCAGACGACGCGCATTACCATCAGCCCGACGAAAGACAAAGGTATTTGTTGGGTGGTGGTGTTACGGGTGATTATGCTGTTATTCCCGGCTCATATGGCAAAAATGACGGACGCAGTAAAGGCTTTGACCACAACGTTCCTGACGTTGTGTGTATTGATCCTGATGAAAAAGGCGGCAACATTGTTGTTGACTTGGCCAACATAGATAAAAAAAACTACGAAAAGATTTACGCCAAACACGGCAGTGAAGACCCGTTTAAGATTTATTCTGAATTAAGCACAGCTCAAAAATTACCGGAAAAGAAAGCTATGGAACCCCTTCGTTCTAATCCTTTGATGCCCGGCAGTTACGTTGTTCCACGTGCTGACATGGAAGGCACGCCTATGCAATCTTATGCTATCCCCTCAAACCCTATCGTTACTCAAAGAACTGTAGCTTCGGCTGCGCCTGCGGAAGAACCTGTCCTTCCTCCTCTTGGCGCCAAACAAGACCCCAATCAACTTATCATTGCGCAACTCATGGCTCAGGTATCTCAACTGACGTCTATGATGCACACAAATCTGACTCGCAATGAACCTACGCCTGCCCCTGTTACGAAGACCGTTAAACCTGAGGAGCCTGTCATGTCAGAAGCCGCACCAGACGTAAGTGCCAGTATGGGTTACGAAGCGTTGGAAATTCCCTTTGTTGTTGGACCAACGCCTCAAAAAGCCAAAACGCAAGTGTTTATTGAATTGCCCGGTTTTGGTTCTATGTCTACTTGGTTTCATGGTATTTTTACGGGTGACGGTTGTGTGGTCCTTGTCTATGACACACGTTATGCTGACGGCCAACAGTTCTGTCCTCCTTACAGCTCTGAAACTCATCCTGAAGGTTTACCTCTTAAAGTCGTTGTACCAGCGCCTAAGCCCAATAAGCTTAAAGAGAAAGATAAGATCTACGACACCAAGTATTTTGGCCTTAAGTTTGCGTTTGGTGTGTTTGACTGCGTCATCCTTGTTACAGTAGATAAAGATGATTCAGAGGAAGACAACGGCTAACGGAGTTTGTCATGATTGAAAAACGCGGTATTATTACAGAACAGACACCCGACAGCCCGGTCGAAAAGGGTTGCTCGGGTAAATGCACTGGCGCCTGTTCTACTGAAAAACAGGCCGAAGATATTCATGATCGGCATATCGCCTCACGTCTGTCAGATGAAGCTGCGGATGCCTTTCGCCGCAAATAAGCAATAAGCACTTACAAGGAATGGCGTCATGACTTCGGCGTTGATGCGCGGCCAATTTACACGTTTCTCGGGACTTGGCGGAGGTGCCGAGTTTCCCGATCCGTTCATGGACGTAGCCAGTCTCTCCATTCCCCAAAACATTAGATCGGCGCTGTATTGGTGTGAGTTTATTTGGAATTACCATGGCACCTACCGTATGGCCATGGAACGCATCATTAGTTACTTCCTTACTGACGTTGTTATTGAAGATGCCTCTGACGATGAGCGCGAAAAGTGGGAAGAATACTTACGAGATGATTTGAACATCATTGGTGAGATTCAAACAGCTCTCCGTAATCGCATGTGTTACGGTAATGGTTTTTGCAGTATCGTTGTACCTTTCAAACGTTTTCTTAGTTGCCCTAAGTGTGGATATCAGGCACCTCTCAAAGAAATTTACGAAAACAAAGTATTTAATTTTAGTTGGCAGATGCCTAATTTTGTTGCCACATGTCCTGTATGTGCCAAGAAGGGTAAAGAAACATATACGGGGCCTTGGAAAATCAAGGACGAGAAAGACGAGAACAAGATTCGCGTCAAGCATTGGAACGTGCATGAAATCGAATTGCTGCATGACCTGTACACGGAAGACTTGCATTACATCTGGCGTATTCCTGAAGATTACCGCAGACAAATTCGACAAGGTTCTTTGTTTCACTTAGAGCGTGTGGATCAGGAAGTTCTAAAGGCCGTGCAATTAAATCAGGTTTTTAGATTTAATCCTGACGCTATTTTCCACATGAAAGAACCAACCTTGTCAGGCATGATTAACCGAGGTTGGGGCATTCCTCGGTTGTTGTCTAACTTCAGACAGATTTGGTACGTGCAGGTCCTTCACCGTTTTAACGAAGCCATTGCTCTTGATTACGTGATTCCATTTAGGATTATTACACCTCAACCACGACAGGGTGCAGGTGGTCCGTCAGGCGGAGCTATAGATCCGTTAATGACATATGACGGTGGTGATTTCCGCAATCAAGCTTTGCAGATGATTAGACGTAGGCGCAGAGATCCAGCCTCGATTCAAGTATTTCCGTTTCCCGTTAATTTCCAAATGTTTGGTGCCGACGCCAAGCAATTAGCACCAACGGAATTAATTGCTCAGGGTTACGAACGGCTGTTGAATGATTGCGGCACCCCCGTTGAACTTTATAATGGAAGCTTGCAACTTCAAACGGCGCCTGTAGCTTTGCGTTTGTTTGAAGCCACGCATCATCCTTTGGTAAATGACGCCAATAGATTCTTGCGTTGGTTGACGACAGAGATCAGTCGCATTAAGTCGTGGGAGACCGTCAAGACATCCCTTAAGCGCATCACTATTGCTGACAATCTTGAGAAGCAAATGATGGCTGCGCAGATGATGATGTCACAACAGTTGTCTGGCACTACGGTTCTGCGCGATATGGGTTATGATTGGAGACAGGAACAGAAGCAACTTGGAGAGGAGTCGCGATTCCAGACAGAGATTCAGTCCCGTATGCAAGAAGAAATGCAGCAACACGGATTTGCGCAGCAGATTGCTAAGGGTCAGGCAGGCGATCCTAATCAACCTCAAGGCGGTGGCGCTCCTCCTCAGGGTGGCGGTGCTCCTCAAGGTGGACAAGATCCCAACGCCATGGGACAACAGCAAAGTCCGGTTACGCAGTATATTCAGAGTATGGGGCAGAATACGCAGCAGACGCCTCAAGACATGATGGCGGCGGCTGACAGTCTGGCGGATCAAATGCTGGGACAACCGGAGTCTGTTAAGGATTCCGACCTACGCAAGTTGAAGCAAGCGAATCCGACCATGCATGCTTTGGTTAAGGAAAGAATGGCGCAGAAGCGACGCGACACAAAGACGCAAGCGGCCAATAGTGCGGCTATGGGACAGGCGGGTGGTGCGCAACCAACAGGTTAGGAGTCTTACCTTGAAAATTATAACTGCTTATGATCTTGGCGCCGAAATTGCGCGTCGGCAGGTTGCGGTTGCAAAGACCGCAGCTGATTTGGGTGCGATTACGGCTGTAAAGCAAGCAGCTAACGGTGGGCTTGGCGGTTTTGGCCCAAAGCCGCCATCAGATCCGTCGGGAGCACAAAAACGGCGTTCTGAACTTGGCGGTTTTCCTCCGCCTCCACCCGGCCCATCTGCCGAACAAGCAGCAGCAGACGCGCAAAAACGCCGTGGTCAAATTGGCAATTCGCCGTCTAACACTCCGGGCAACACACCACCACCGCCGCCTCCGACACCAAAACCACAGCCCGGACAGGGGGGATTCCAGAATCCAATTACTGATGCGTTGGGGCAAATAGGCGCCGGCACTAATAACGCTATAGACCAATTTACAAATAAAATTCGAGAAAGTGCTGCCAGAGCACAAGCTCCACAGCCGCAACCACAGCCCGGAGCTGCACCTCAGCAGCCATCGGCCGAGTTGCTAAGACGGCACCCCGAACTAGCCCAAACAGGACAACAGCAAATTTCAGCGCAAGTACCGCAACAACAGCAACAACGACAACCACAAACGTATAATGGCCAACCAATGGTTTATCCGGGCGGGCAACAACAGGTTGAATTTTCAAATTTTGGCGGCAAACCTCGGTATACGCATCCGATTGATATGAATAATCCTGTCAATCAATTCCACATGCAAGCCGCAGAAACGCGCAGACAACAGCTTCAACCATTTTTAATGCCGTACGAGGAAGGCACTGTTCCGCCAATGCCCGGTACAGATTACGTCCCGCCTACAACGGAAGCATTTAGACGTTCTTCACCGCCAGCAGGTGGAGCTTCGCGCGGCATTGCGGGGGGGCTTGGTGGCGCTGCCGGTAGTGCCTTAGCTGGTGCGCTCCCGCAGCCAACGCAACAAACGTCACATCCTAGATTACTTCCGCGCACGCCGGCGGGACAAGCACAAGCACCTGCGCCAGCAGCAAAAGCACCTGCGCCAGCACCACAAGCACCTGCTCCAGCAGCAGAAGCACCTGCTCCAAAACCAACATATGATGCAAATGATCCAAATTTATTAGAAGGTAAAACACCAGAAGAGATTGCTTCGCTTCGGCAGGGTGTTAACGCAGATATGTATCCGCCCGAACAGGCAAAATCGGCGCCAACGCCGCCGGATTACGGCCCAAGAAAAAGTCCACCAGCAGCATATGCCGAGCAACAAAAACAACGGAGAGACGTTGGAAATAATCCGTCTGAATATAAAGATCCTGACCAAATACGCCGAAGTTTAAATTTTAATTCACCTGAACCTGCGCCTGATCGTACGCAGCCGCCACGGCTTCCTACGGCGCCTGAACCTATTAGCGCAGCAGAAGATTTTAATCCAGATGCGCAACAACAAATTAATAACACGCTAGATACCATTCCAAAGCAACCTAAAAATTCACCTTTCTTTGGAACACCGCCAAAACCTGCGCCACCTGATTCAAGTGCGCAATCTAAG